ACAGGGCTATTAAAAGACTATCAAGATACCGTGACGCTTTCAAGAAGATATGTGATAAGAAAATTGATGTGTTGATTGGCAATCACGATCGGCTGATTATGCGCCGGGCATTTGATTCAAATATACCGGCACGATGGATAAAGTCGTACAACGAAGTTCTTGGGACGGACTGGAATTGGGTTGAGCGTGTTGTATATGACGACGTTCAGTACACTCACGGAGAAGGTGGAACAGCGCGAACCCGTGCGAAGAATGATCTGATGTCAAGTGTTGGCGGTCATATCCACACTCAGGCCTATGTTGAATGGCTTTGCGGGCGTAAGTACCGCATCTTCGCAATGCAGACTGGTTGTGGTGTGGACGCTAAAAGTTATGCCGCCGCATACGCTAAGAACTTCAAGAGGCAAGCCATAGGGTGTGGTGTTGTGTTAGGTGGACATACAGCCATTAACGTAATGATGCCGCTAGGCAAACCCAAACCAAAACCGGGACTGGTATTGTAATGGATAAAGACGTAATGGATAGGAAGTCATTGGTGATTTATATTCTCTTAATTATCGTGGTGTTTCTTTTAGGCGTTCTCCTTTAGAGTTCGATACTTGTCCCGCAGTGTACACAGGACGACTTCATTCTCGAACTATTTAGGAAAAGAAAACCCCTTCAGCTTATGTCAGGGCTAAAGGGGTAATCAAACAACACATAAACAAATCTAATGCGTTAGAGCGAAGATAAGAAAAGGAACACTACATACAAACTTATGTGGTGTTTTTTATGCGACCAAGTGCATAGTAAATAGGATCGCAAGTAAAAGAATCAGACAAGTAATAAACTTGTTAAGTGGTGAAGATGGGTCTGAAGTAATCATTGTTTATGGGTTTTTGCAAATATAAACAAATAAAAGTTAAATAAAAATAAAGGTTTTCTTTTGGTTTAATAGAAAGTATGTTGTATATTGCGATATGTTAAACAACAAAAACAAATCAATAAACAAAATGCAATATTTCAATAATACAATTTTTACAGAATTAGAAAAACAAGTTTTACGAAACTTTATACCAACTCAAAATGTATATGATTTCGCTGAAGACGTACAAAAAATTAACTTTATTAGTTTTAGAATTTTCGAAAACGAAGGCGATTTAGTTCTGGCTAACACCATTAAAGGCGTTGTAGGTAGTCTTTGTAAAAAGAACATACTTCACGTTTCAGATGATGAAGGAAATGGGTTTAATTGGATCTATTTACACTCATCATTTGAAGACAACCAACCAAAACTAGATGAGTTGTCAGAATTAGTAAAACTATAAAATAAATAGGGGGTGAGATTCCCCCTTTATATTTCAACTATGAATATTAGAGATTTATTAACTCCAGAGCAATACGAAAAACAATTGCAAGAATATAACAAACTGGTAAAAAATAATGAAATCACATTTTTTCAATTTTTAACTGAAACCTATAAAATCAAATCAAAATGACTTTAGACGATTTAATAACTGAAACCGTGAACAACATTAAGTATCACGAACAAAGACTTCAGGAAGAACAAACGAAGCTTGATGCGTACTACACAGCCCGCGATGCAAAAGCTGACAATCCTTATTCAAAATGAAAACAACATACCCACAAGAACCGATTCGCGACTACAAAGAATGGCGCGAGTGGATCAGCCGTCAAGTAATTGAAGCAAACGAAAGACGTGTTATTGAAGACTTTAAGCAATCAATAATCGACGCAAGAACAAAGAAGAAATGACTACCTATCCAAACCGATTTTGTATTGTTGTTCATATTGCGGAATTACCGCATAGCTTTCATACGACATATTGGAAGGAAGTTCAAACCAAGAAAGAACTAGATGACTACCTTGACGAACTATCGGATATGGGTTATCTCATTGGCGACATTTTTACGGAAAAAGAAATGAGAAAATGAACGAACTAAACGATTACTACGGCTACAACTTAGCTACAATACAAGGTGAATCTTTAGACATTGGTGGTTGTGCTTTAACTTCACCGGGTTTAACGGACTACGACTTAAATAAGACTTATGAAAAGCTTGTTACACTGATGGTCGATGGGTTATACATCGGCTTTGCAGGTATCGCATCGGCTGTTGGTTACATTAACAAGGCCGAAAAGAATAAGAAGATTACGAACATAACCTTTTGGGGTGATAAAGATTGTATCTATAGCTTAAAGCTTAGATACTTAATCAGCAAGGAACACCCGAACGATTTGCTTAATACTGAAAATGACAAGCAAATTTTTTCTACTATTAAAGCAAAAAAAGATTACCTTTCGCGTGTTATGGGACACCCCCTTAAACGCTCAATCAATAAATATCAAATAAATTATAAACCTTTTAATTATTAAAAATGATACCTAAAGTAAAAACAATCCGTTCAATCCAAGGTTCGGGAACTTATGAAAGCCCACACGGTCTTTTGTACTCATTCGAATATGAGTTTGAAGATGACACGACAATTCGTGCAAATCATAAGTCGCAACAATCACCATTCAATGTAGGTGATGAAGTCAACGTCACAGTTAAAGGAACGAAGGACGACTTCAGTTGGGGTCAAGTGCAACGCAAAATGGAAGGCTTTGAATTTGGAGATAGGCCAAGCCCTTCAACTTCGACTTCTAATTCGGTGACAAGATTTGAAGACCGCGACGCTAATCGTCAAAGTCTCATAATGTCGCAATGGGCAATTCGACTTGCGTGTGAATGGGAAATGAACCAAGCACCACCGGACAAGGTTGATCTTAGGAACGCAATTGCTATTGCAAAACAAATAAAGAAGTACGCTTTAGATTTAGAAAACGTAGATACTACAGCCCCCGAAATGCTTCTTGACAATCCCTTCTAAAATGAAAACAAAATCAGACTTCAAGGAGTTCATAGGTAAACACTATGGAACACAAAGACGAATGGCTAATGATTTAGGGGTTACACCTGAAACAATTCGGTCTTGGATCAATAGAAATCCGAGGGGTATTCTCAAATACTCACCGGAAATTGTTAAAGAAAAGAATGTTACAGCATCACAAATCGTTTGGGAAGTAATGCACCACGAACGTTATTTGCAAGAATGATTGATTACTTTACTTTCGCAACGGAAGACGCAAACCAGTACGGGGTGGATGGGGCTATTATGCTTCACCACATCCGTTATTGGGTAGCAAAGAATGAAGCTAACGACAAGAACTATCACGACGAAAGATACTGGACTTACAATAGTCAAACGGCTTTTGCTAAGTTGTTCCCCTTTTGGACGGCACGAAAGATAGGTCGGTTACTCACTAAGCTTGAAGAAGAAGGTGCAATTATGTCGGGAAACTTTAACGACAAAAGATATGATCGCACTAAGTGGTTCACTTTGTCTAATGCATTTGTCAATTCTGGTAGTATGCATTTGTCAAAAATGACTAATGGATATGTCAAAAGTGACTTACCTATACCAGATAACTACCAAAGTAAAACACAAAGTATAACACAAATAGTGTTTCCTTTTGATTCTGATTTGTTCAAAGAAAGATGGACGCTGTGGAAGAAGTACAAAAAGGAAGAACATAAATTTGCATACAAGTCGCAAGTATCTGAACAAGCGGCTTTGAAACGAATCGCAGACCTATCAAACAACAACGAACAAAATGCAATCGAACTTATCGAACACGCCATCGCCCAAGGGTGGAAAGGATTCTACGCTGACAAAACAAGAAAAGGAAGTAAAAGTTTCGACGCTGAAAAGTATCGCGCTTATATCGACACGCTCTAAGATTACACCGGCGGAAGCTTGGCATCACGGCACAAATGTCCGTTCGGCATACAAGCATTGTCCAAGGATAACACACGCCGCACTAACCGCTTTGCTTAAAAGCACACTGGATTATTTAGACTATTCCAAAACCATTCGTGAAACGGAACACATTATTGAAGCGGTGGATCACTTAATTGAAGAATTTCCGGCAATGAAAATTGAAGAGTGGCGTTGTATTATGATGAACTTTAAGACAGGCAAATATGGCAATCAATACGAACGACTTATGTTGCCCGAACTTGTCGAAGCGTTTCAGCAATTCGAAGGTGAACGTGCTGACCGAAGGCATACAGCTTGGAAGCATATTAAGGACAAGCCACAAGAACCAATGACCGAAGAACAACGCAACATCTTTAAGAAGTTAGCTGACGACTTAGACTTGCCCGAAGACGATACTGACGAACGTGGACGATGGAAGTTTATCGTACACCCTAATTCAACAATCGATGAATGAAGTAAGCACAATAGGGATAATAAACAAAAACAATCCAACAAGTTTACGACTGGTAAAAGACAAGCATTGTTCTTATGACGCTGAAGACAACCTTCATATAGTAGAAATAAAGAACCGACGATCTTATTATCCGACTAAAATGATTGAAGCGTTAAAGTTGTTTTCTAATTATCAGAAGGCGCAACTAAAGAAGAAGCATTTTATTTATGTGGTGACTGACGAAAAAGGTCTTTACACTTTTAACATTTCAAAGCACATCGACACAATAATTGCTTCGGGTATAGTTAAAAAAGAACAACCGAGCAAGACGGACTTCAAAGGCGGCAAGACCATATTCAAATTTTACTACAACTTGGACGAAAAACTTTCATCGTTTACACACTCAATATGAAAACTTGCACAAGCATATCAGGTGGTCAGACATCAGCGTATATAGCAAAAAATTATCCAACGGACTTCAATGTATTTTCTTTAGTTTGTATTGAAGATAAAAGATGCACACCAAAAGACAAAAAGTTAGTGCAACTTGTAAGCGACAAAATTGGTAAAGAATTTATTGCAACTGCTGAGGATGACATTATACTGCATACAATTTTAGATCTTGAACAATATATAGGAAACAAAATACATTGGGTATCTGGTGATAGCTTTGATAAAATTATAAATCGCGGTGAAAAAAAATATTTACCAAATGTGACAAAAAGATTCTGCACTCAATTAATGAAGTTAAAACCATTGTTTGAATGGTGGTTAAAAACCATTGCAGAACCTGTAGAAATGCAAATAGGGTTTAGAGCAAATGAAATGAGAAGGGCAAAGAATATGATCGAAAAAACTAACGAGAATGGTTTGCTTACTTTTAAGCATATTGTAGGCAAAACTAAGAACGGGAAACAAAATAAATGGAAAGACACAGCTTGGCAAAAGCCAACTTTCCCACTAATAAATGATGCAATCTACAAAGATGAAATAGTTGAGTTCTGGAAAGGTAAGCCTGTAAGGTTTGCATATATGAATAATTGTATAGGTTGTTTCCATAGATCTCCAATACTACTAAAACATATGAGCCAAAGACACCCTAACAAATTTCAGTGGTTTATTGACGCAGAACAAGATTCTAATTACGGCGAAATAACTTTTAAGAATGGTTATTCATATCAAAAAATAAAAGACAGTTTAGAGCAGTTAGACTTATTTGATGATGATTTCAACGAATGCGATAGCGGATATTGTGGTCTTTAGTTATCACCATTAGTTGCAGAACAATCTGAATTGTTTTATATAGTCCTATATGGAAGGACTTGTTATTGCAATGGTAGTTTTAGCGTTCGTAGATATCGGCGTTGAATACTATTTGTACGAAGGACTTAGAGTGAACGAAGCCATCATTGCTTTACTTGGTATTCTATTCTTATGCCTGTAAAGCGTTCAACACTAATCAAGAAACTTGACAAGGTGTTTTCCCAATACATCAGACTAAAGGACGCAGATCACGCCGGGTACGTTTCTTGTTTCACTTGTGGTATGACTAAAAATTGGCGCGAAGTAGATGCCGGTCATTTCCAGTCGCGAGGAAAGTACGCTACTCGATACCACGAAGACAATGTAAAACCGCAGTGTAAACGCTGTAACGGATTTAGGGGCGGTGAACAATACCAATTTGCACTTAACCTTGGCACGGACTTAGCTGATGAACTTGTTTATCTAAGTAACCAACCGGCACGACTTACTAACGATTGGTTGTTGGAAAAGATTAAACACTACCAACAAGAAGTCAAGAAACTTTTGTAAGCTTTGAGTGTGGTTCAAAAATACATAAGGGAAAACTATGGCGCGATAATAGAAATCGCCAAAGTCATAACGCAAGGACGACACCCGGATTATGAAGATTTAGCGCACGAAGTTATTGTGATGGTGCTTGAAGCGAACCGCGATAAGATGCGTGTTATTGTAGAAAAGAATCAAATGCGCTTTTGGATTATCCGGTTATGTATAAACAACTACCGAAGTTCGACAAGCCGCTACCATTACAAATATCGAAAGCCAACGGAACGTCACCGTCAAGCATCCGAACACCTTAAACATCTGCATAATCTGAACGACGTAGATCAAAAGAAATGGAACGAAGTATTGTTGAACTTTATAGAAGACAAACTTGAAGATGTAGATTGGTTTGAAAAGAATTGCTTTGCTATTTACTACGGCGATAAGCATTCTCTAAATTCAATGGCTAAAGAAACAGGCATTAGCCGGAACACGTTGTATCGTGCAATCCGCGATGTTAGAAATTACATACAAAATGAAATCAAAAAGCAAGGGCTTAGGAGACACTATCCAAAAAGTAACTAAGGCAACCGGAGTAGAAAAAGTCGTGAAGGCATTTTTTGGTGACGATTGCGGTTGCGATAAAAGGCAAGACCGATTGAACAAGATGTTTCCTTATCGTGATATTCAAGCAATGACGGAAGAACAATATACGTTTTTCAAAGACGTTCTTCAACCGGCCTACCGAGGACACCAAACCCTTAAAGGAAAAGATTCCGATTTCTTTTATCAAATGTACAATGACATATTTGGAAAGAAGCAAAAGAAAACAAAGTGTACTTCTTGTAACAAAAATATGTATATTGAACTTCTGAAGGTTTATGAAGCGCAATGTACTAATGACGAATAATTTATATCTAAATATCGGATATCTATACGACATAAACGGAATGCAAGAAAAAGAAATAACTAAAAAAGAAGCGTTGTCGCTAACTAAAAAACGCATCAAGATAATGGGTTATAATTGGAAAGACTTGGAAAGCGCGAAGCGACACCGACCTTTATCGGATATGCGCAAGGTTGTATGTAGTTACCTATATGAAAACCGTTGGACATTTCCACAAATCGGAAAGCTTTTGAATATGGATCACAGTTCAGCGATATATCACCGCCGAACATTTAACGAACTAATAAAAACCGACGACCAAATGCAAGTCCTTTGGCGACAATTTAAGAATACACAATGACCGCACGAAAAGCAAAACGCCACATTAACGAATCAGACGACTATCTTGTTCTTAGTAGATTGCGCGACACAATACTTGTAGACCACAAGGACAACGATTCGTTTAACATTATATTAGACTTAGCAGTTGCTAACCCACATTTCTTGGGATTGCTAAAGTCTGTAATCAAATCAGTAGATGAATATACAAAGCAAGAAGATACCGATAAGTCAGATTCAAGTCGACCCGAAGAACCCAAGGATTCTCAACAAGACGAAATTCAAGAAGCTGAAGTCATCGATTGAGAACTTTCCTGAAATGCTAGAAGTGCGACCTATCGTCGTGGCCGATGGTATTGTGGTAGGTGGGAATATGCGACTACTCGCAATGAAGGATTTAGGATTCCGCGAAGTCACAGCCATTGACGTTACCGATTGGACACAAGGCCAACGCGATGAATTTATGATTAAAGACAATCTAAACTTTGGCGACTGGGACTACGATATACTTGCTAACGAATGGGAAGGTACTGACCTAGATAATTGGGGACTTGACTTATGGCAAGAAGATGAAGAACCTAAAGAAGAACCTAAGCCACAAGGTATCAAGATTGAATTTAACAAAGACGATTACGACACCGCTAACGAACTAATCAACGCACTAAAGAATTCAGACACCTACATTGGGGGGATAGTCTTGGACGCTTTAAGGAAGCAATTCAAATAACCCAAATGGCACACAATAAAAAAGACTTTCTCGAAGCACTTGAACGATCACTTGGTGTAGTAACCACCGCCTCGAAAGCGTGTAACATAGGAAGGCGAACACACTATCGTTGGCTTGAAGAAGACGAAGACTACGCTGATGCGGTTAAGGACATACAAGAAAGCGCAATTGACTTTGCCGAAAGTTCATTACACCAACAAATCAAAAACAAGATACCGAGTAGCACCATCTTCTATTTGAAGACCAAAGGCAAACACCGAGGGTATGTAGAGAAGCAACAAATAGAAGTTAACGAACCGAAGCCTTTTAAGTGGTTTGACGATGAATGAATACGACAAAGAACCCGACGCTGACAAAGAACCTTACAAATGGTTTGTGTATTGGTTTTATAGACTGAACCCGGATTTACATAGTCCGTACTGGAATGTACCACCGGCAACTGACGAAGACCGCAAAAGAATATCGACAATTACTTTTCGCGATTGAAGCAACCGAGTACATACTACCACGTTAAAAAGTCTAAAGCAAAGATTCAAGTACACCAAGGGGGTACACGTTCGGGCAAGACCTATTCTATTTGCCAAGCGTTAATTGAATTGTGCTTTAAGAACAAGGGTGCGGGTATTGTTATCACAATAGTTAGAAAGACATTCCCTGCATTAAGGGCATCGGTAATGCGTGACTTCTTCGACGTACTAACTAAGGGGGGTAACTACTCCGAAGAACACCACAACAAGTCACAAGCAACATATACCTTGTTTGGTAATCTTGTTGAGTTCATTTCCGCCGATCAGCCACAAAAATTGCGCGGACGTAAAAGAACGCTGTTGTACATTTGTGAGTG